CGACGGTTCATCCGGTCATGTATAACACACCTTTGTTTTGTGCTGCGGACCTCTCTGGCATCTGCCATGGGACGGTCAATTATGAATCAACGATTGTAGATCGAATCTATTATTCGGCCAAGTACTCGATGCTTGAGTTCCAGCAACTCGCTGTGCAGTGGATATTTACCATCATTTATATCATTGCTCTACTTGTCTTGGCTCAGTGGTTCTCCGGTGTGAGGTTCCTCTCCTGGCGTGAAAATCGAAACCGGTTGAGGGGGCTTTTCATTTGGTGGTGTTGTTCTAAACAACAACATCAAATATTCCGTGCAGCTTTTCGGACTTTGAAAATGGAGAAATTTGTGGTAAACAAGCAACACAGTCATGGGATGTCAGCTTCCGACCGAACAGCGGGTGAAGAAGCTATTAGGAATTTTGCGTTAGAAAATGGGTATAAACCATACTCAGTCTCCATGAGCGCCCGCGACATTCGGACTGGTACGTCCGGTGTCCGTGAGATGCACTTTGCCAAAGATCTGGCCATGGATCGCATCATTCAAGACCCTGAGACTGGATCAGTTATCTATGGAGTGGATACTGATTATTACATCGATGTTTCTTGGTATGCCGCTTATGCTATGCCGATGATGTTTTATACAGCCACTCCAACTGTGGCTGGTGGACAAATGGTTGATGGATTTATGCATTTTGATCAGGATAGTACATTGCATATGTACGTTGACGGTGGGGCCGAATACCATCACAAATTGTGGGATTATGACACGGACTGCCTTATATTTCATTATTGGTGGGGAAGTGTTGTTTATTTAGTTGAGAAAGTAGCCACAATGGACCCGCACCGCCAAATAATCGGACTTACCCCAGCAAGAACAATTTATGGCCCTTTGGCTAGATTGTTGGGTGGGAATACTTTGCAACGTCGCAACGTACATGATAACGGACTTTCCATCGTTCGCTCCCACCAAGGCAATAAGAATATAATTTCTATTGCCCAATGTTCATCGCGGGAAGAGCAACAGGCTAATGCTGTTACTATGGATGAAGCTGTACTTAACGCTATTTTGGTTAGACTTGCTGGTTCCAAACACCCAGCATTGTCAGAGGTTGAGAAAGTCATGTCACGACTTAGTGTGCCTGACCATTACATCATGGCACCCCTTCTTTGGTCTTTTTTACCCAAGTTGAGAAACTTCCAACGCATGAAAGTTTGCATGGGAGGAGCCAAGTATAGCGAGGAAGCTGAGGACATCAATTACCAATGTGATGGTCCGCTCCTGTATGAGGATGGCAAACCAACCTGCCGTCTCAATGGGGGTCCTCAATTGGTAAACCCTGGTAACAAGAGCCCGATGCAGAGTTTTAACAACGATACCTCTTGCATCGAGAACCGGGTTTTAAATCGACGTAATCGCGTGAAGCAGTGGCCATCGAGATATCGCAAATGGACCATTGAATTTGGAAAGTATTTGGTTCCGGATAATATTATGCATACCGGGGTTCCCGCAGATCAAGATACTATTCTAGCTGCTCAACATAGACCCAGTCAAATGGCTGGGTGGGAACAGGTCAAAAACAATTTATATGGCCAACCATTTGAGATCAAAACTTTTCAGAAAGGAGAAACTTATCCGGGGTTTAAGGCACCTCGGAATATAACAACTGCTGATCCAGCACATAGGCATTTATATTCAGCTTATGTTTACTCATTCACGCAAGATATCATGAAGAAACAGGAATGGTATGCATTTGGCAAAACACCTAGCGAAATTGCTGAATCAGTGCATAAAATCGTTGCCGCTAGTCGATGGATAATCCCCACTGATTTTAGTGCTTGGGATGGCACTCATAGCCGACCTCTCGCCATGTTCAATCGTATGGTGATGTTAAGATATTTTAATCCACTTTATCATCAAGAAGTGGATCGCCTGGTAATGAATCAATACAACGCCAAGGCTAGAACCAAGTTTGGAGTTAAATATAATGTCGAGTGGAGCCGAGGTAGTGGGTTCCCTGACACGGCTTTGTTCAACACAGGAGAGAATTGTTTGCTCGCTTATTTGACCTTGCGAGAGTCTGGTCTCAATCATGATGAATCCATAGGAAAATTGGGTTTGTATGGTGGGGACGATGGGCTGACCCCTGATGTTGATGAAAGATTGTATCAGAAAGTCGCTGATGAATTAGGACACGTGCTTAAATCGAGTAAATTACAAAATGGAGATGCTGTTCCATTCCTAGGTCGATATTACATCAATCCCTGGGTTAACGATTGCAGTGTCATTGATATCCAGCGCCAGCTCCGTCGAGTGCATCTCACCACTGCGCCCGCGGATGTTGACCGGTTTGGGTTAGAATCTTTGCGCCGGAAGGTTGTTGGCATGTTGGTAACTGATCCTCATACACCCGTGATCAGCAACTATGCCAGAGCCGTTCTCAGAATAATCGGGCGTGAGCATTTTATGGATGAACATGTTAGCCACGATATATCATGGTTTTCTCAATACCATGAAACAGTGCAATTTCCCACTTTTGAGAGTGAGTGGGAGAATGATGCACTGGCATTTGCCGCCAACCAACTTGAAGTGACCACTGATGCAGTTAGAGGTTGCATGGCAGCATTGGACGTAGCAGAGACATTACAAGATTTTCCAATGAACGTCTTCTCTTTGGATGAGAAGATAGATGTCGACTGCGTGGTTAACGGCCGTAGATATGGGCCCGAGGAGATTCGAAACCCTGTTCCTATTCCCAATCCAGTTCCAATTCTTCTTTCAGCAAATGGAGATGCAACTGACTTACCCGACCAATTCGACGACCGAGAGGATGCGAGCTCTGATGCGCAAGCAAGCAGAGTGCGCAATGATGATCGGCCTAGAAGCGTCCCAGCTCCCAGAGGAGTGGACCCCAATCCCGCATTACGTAACAACGGACGAGCGCGGAGTGATCATGGGGTGGCGATATTCCATCAGCCAAGGAGCCCGCCATTATCGTCTGGTTCATGGAGCGACGATGACTCCACCTCTTCCTCTAATGCCTGGCGACGAAGACGCCCGAGCAAGAGTGGGCGTGCGATCAACATGCCGCCTGTGCAGACTGATGGCCCAAATGGTAGATCTGGGCGCACAGACTGGCGTCGTGGCTGCGGCAATGGCAGCGGAAGCCGCGTATATGGAAACAGCAGTTTTGCCCGAGGCAGAACCAGCTGAATGAACAACAAGAATACCTAATAGAGCGCGGCGCTCTTCCAACATCACACGTTGGTTCTAAAGCTGGCGTTATCATGAGGTTCGACTC